AACACGACAGCCACCACCATAACCCTGACCTACGAAATCGCAGGCATACGTCAAGGTTCCATCATTGAAATAGATGCAGAACAAATGTATGTCTGGTCAGTTCTTGAATCAACAAAGGTTGCCACAGTAGAACGAGCGTTCAACGGCACTGTCGCTGCGTCACATACCAACGGTTCAATTGTTACTGTCAACCCACGATTCCCAAGAGCGCAAATCCTAGAAGCAATCAACGATGAACTAGCAGACCTTAGTTCCCCAATGAACGGCCTGTTCCAAGTCAAAATCCTAGACCTAAGCTACAACGGTTCAGACCGGCAAATCAACCTGCCAAGCATCAGCGATGTTATCGACCTGATTGAAGTACGCAACCGTTACATATCTAGCGACTACCAACAAGTGAACCGTGTAAAACTGTTACGCAATATGCCAACAAAAGATTTCGGTTCAGGTATGGCATTACAGTTTGACCAAGGTGTAAGACAAGGCGACCTGCGTGTTACATACCGTGCGCCATTCACCAAGTTCACAACAGAATCAGACAATGTGCAGATGAACGGTGGATACCCTGAATCAGCAGAAGACATCCTTGTTGTTGGGGCGCAAATTCGTCTTATCGCACCACGAGAAATCAAACGAAACTTCACAGAATCACAAGGCGACACACGCAGAGCAGACGAAGTATCTGCCGGTGCAGTATCAAACAGCATCGTAAGTATGTTGCGTATGCGTCGTGACCGTATCACTGCTGAAGCATCCAAACTCACTCGGCAATACCCAATTTTTCTACAGAAGGTATAAACCGTGGCTTCTCCCACGTTCACACTTCCCTTCGTTGGAACACCCTCGTTTTATAACGGCACAGCCCAAACCGAAGTTGTACCTTCCGTTTATCCTGTCGCTATCAATGGCCGCCCATACCTAATTGATACCAAATCAGGCAAATATGTTAGGTCGCACGAACCACGCGTTCGAGATTCCACTGACGATTCAACTTCCCCTGGTGAAGCAGCAATCAACCCAGGTGGGCTTTGGCGTAGAGGGCAAGACTCTTGGCATTATGGTGCTGGACAACAATATTCTGACACGGCTGAAACACAAGATTACAGGTTCTATAAATCTAAAGGTATAAACCCTTGGGTCAAAGGGCAGTTCAGTTTGCATCACGCAACTAAATTATCTTTGTCTTCAGCGTCAACTAACTTGTTTATGTGTACCGTCAAAGCATCTAACGGCACAGAGTATGTGTATGTAGCAGACAACGCCACATTGAAGTACAGTACGAACCCTTTTGCTTCTTCTCCTACTTGGACTTCTGTGACTACAGGTTCGCCAGGTACGGCTATTACAGGCTTAGAAACTAACGGAACAACTGTTTTTATTGGTTACACAAGTAACGATATTTATTCCACCACCCCAGGGTCGGCTTCTGTTTCTTTGTTTTATCCTTCGTCTGGTACTTCAGGTAAAACATACACAAGTTTTGGTTATGCAAAAGGATGGGGTTTCGCATCTGTAGACCACAACTTGTATGTCATTGGTACTAAAACAGGTCAATCTCACGCAGTTTTTTATCCGGACACAGGAACGGCTGAAGACACAACTCTTAGATGGGTTGGCGCAGCAGCAGGGCAAGGCGCAGTTTATCTTGGGGCATACAGTGGTACCCATTCTTCTATCTATAAACTTGTTTTGAAAACAGACGCAACAGGTTTTGACTTGCCGATTGTCGCCTTAGAACTACCAGTAGGCGAAGTAGTTAGCAGTGTGTATGGCTATCTTGGAGGCATCCTTGTTGGTACTAACAAAGGTGTTCGATACTGCACAGCCGATGCCAACAACAACTTGCTTGCCGGAGCGTTGATTCCTACGTCTGGTTCTGTAAACGATTTCATTGCTGAAGACAAATACGTTTGGTTCACTTGGACAAACTACGACGGAACATCAAGTGGCTTAGGCCGCCTTGACCTATCTGTATATATCGCCCCTAACACCCCTGCTTTCGCTACTGACCTGATGTATACAAGTACGGCAGCAGTCAAATCAGTAACAACATTTGATGGTAAACGACTGTTTGCTATTTCTGGTGTTGGTGTTATTGCTGAAGATGTTGATGCTCTTGTCAGCACAGGAAACATTGAGTTTGGTATTTACCGTTGGGGTATTCCTGACCGTAAGTTCGTAGCGAAAATGGATGTCCGTACTGAACCTTTAGATGGCACAGTTGAAGCGTTCCTACAAAACGACCAATCTGCTTATGCTTCCCTCGGCACCTTTAATTCAGCCAACGATATTGAACATACATACAACGGTTCAGATGTCAAAACTATCGAGGCAGGCTTCAAGCTGGTTCTCACCCCTGCGAACAACGTGAGTCCTGTTGTGACACGGTGGATGGCTAGGGCCTATGCCGCACCATTCCGGTCAGAAGTATTCTCCATCCCCTGCTTGTTGCACCGAAAGATTCGCCCACGCGACAGAGACATCTATATGGACCCTGAACAGGAACTTGAGACCCTGAACAGCCTTATTCATAACCCCAAAATTGTTACCTTGCAGTTAGGTACCCGTTCTTATTCGGTCATTGTCGAAGATGTTGAATTTGTGCCTGTTGACAGTACAGGGAACACCTGGTCTTGGGATGGTACGGCTACTGTTACAATGCGTTCTACGGAAAACTAGGAGTATCTAATGGCTTTACCAGTACGAAAAGGATATAAAGGCGCAGCAACTAATGCTGTGTTGACGAATAACCCTACTGCATCATCAGGTGACACAACCTTTACTGTTGACACGGTTACTGGTTGGTCTAGCACTTTCCCTTATTACGCTGTTGTTGACCCTGGTACTTCTCGTGAGGAGAAGGTCAAGGTGACGGCTATTTCTACGTTGACTTTGACTGTGGTGAGAGCGCAAGATGATACGGCTGTTGCTGTTCATTCTGCTGGTGCTGCTATTTATCCTGTGTTCACGGCTGATGAGGCTGACGAGGCTAACTTGATTGCTTCGGCTATGACCACTAAGGGTGACTTGATTGCTACTGATGGTTCATCTGTGAACCGTTTGGGTGTTGGTACGAACACTCACGTTTTGCAGGCTGATTCTTCTTCGACTAATGGTTTCAAGTGGGGTCAGGTTGCTACTGCTGGTATTGCTGATGATGCTGTGACGGCAGCTAAGATTGCTGCTGGTTCTGTGGCTGCTTCAGAGTTGGCTTCTGATGCTGTAACGACAGCAAAGATTCTTGACGCTAACGTAACCCTCGCTAAGTTGGCTTCGGCTGTAGCTAATGCTCTTGTTCCGGTAGGAACTATTGCTGCTTATGCTGGTGTTACTGCCCCGACTGGCTGGTTGCTTTGCGATGGTACAAGCACTACTGGCTATACATCTTTGGCTGCTTTGGTTGGTGCTACTACTCCTGATATGCGTGGCCGTTTTCCTATTGGTGATAACGCTAGTTTGACTTTGCTTGGTACTGGTGGTTCGCTCACTATTACTGCAAACAACCTTCCTGCTCATAGCCACCCGAACACGGCTACAGCATCTACTTCCGTTACTCTTACTGACCCTGGGCATACCCACACTATTGACACTTTTGACCCTGTTAATGGTGGCTCGGCAATGGGTTCACCTGAACCTGGTTATGGCGCAAATGCTGGTGACGAAGCGAATGTTGTTAACTCAGCCGTTACAGGAATTACGGTAGCTTCATCTACAACCACAGTCACAATGACCAACGCCAACAACACAACCACAGCATCCGACTACTACCCCCCACACCTTGTAGTAAACTACATCATCAAACACGACTAAGGACAAACAATGATAAAAATTCAAACACTCATCGGAAGAATCATCGCAGTATTCGGCTCGTCAGCCCTCGCAGCCGTAGCAGGTGGCGCAATCTTCGGTGTTGAACTCTGGAAATCAGCAGCCATCGCAGGCTTTATGGCCGCCGGAAAAGTAACAGAAGCATTGCTTCGCGCCTGGTCAGAAGACGGAACACTCACGAAAGAAGAAGTTGCAGCCGCCTTCGGTAAGAAGGGCTAGTAAATACGCCGTCATCACGGCGTTTCTTTCACTGTTTCTATGGTCGGCAACTGTCCAAGCACAGAACCCAATCATCACAGAACCAACAGACATTTGGTTTGAATACACAGAACCAACACAATTCATAGCGCAAACCTATATGGTAGAAAACTACCCATCCGACCCGATGCTATGGCTATATGACGAACAAGGCGTACAACTCGCAGCGAATGACGACTCGTATGGTTTGCAGTCGTACATCTCTATAGCCGTACCTGCTGGCCGTTACAGGCTTAGAGCTGGTATCTGCTGTGGCGACCCTAACGCCTGGCGCACAAACGGAGGCTGGAATTTACAGTATGAACTGGGTTTCAACGGTGTCGGCTCTATGCAGACAACTACCACAGAAGAACAGACAACCACAACATCCACGTCAACAACGTCAACAACAACCACCACATCCACATCTACGACAACATCCACCACGACGACAACAACCACAACAACAGTAGCCCCGACAACAACAAGCACAACTTCAACAACTGTCGCGCCGACAACCACGACTGTCGTTCAACCCACCACGACAACTTCAACTTCCACCACCACATCATCTACCTCCACGACAGTTCCGGTCACTACAACAACAGAAAACCCTACAACAACCACAACAATCCCTGTAGAGATACCCCCAGTCATCAGCGAGGAACAAGCAGTTGAGTTGGCAACAAGCCCTGAAGTGTTGGCCACCATCACAGCAGAAGAAGCAACCCAAGTGTTTGAAGCTTTGAATGTGGATGACCTATCTGATGCCCAGATTGAAGCACTGGTAGAAGCAGTACAAGAAGCCCCCGAAGAAGTCAGAGAAGCCTTCGAGGAATCAGTCAACATCTTTGGTGGAGCCGTAGATACCTACATCCCAGTCGGGTCCAATATCCCTGTATCCCAACGCCGAGCCTTGATAGCCATAGCAGGAATGACAGCCGTAGCCGCCGTAGCCTCCAGACGGAAATGATAAAGTAACCCCTATGCAAAAATACTTTGGTGCTATCACGTCATTGCTTTTATGGGCTGCCGGAACAGGGCTAGTCCTAATCACGCTGTCTGGTGATGCCCTTAGTAAAGCAATGTTTATCAGCGTTGCTGCTTTGCTTATCAACATTATCGCTATCGCATTAGGAGTTGGAGTAGACGAGTAGATACGACAGCGCCCCTAGCAAGGGAGAAAGGGGTAACGACCTTGCTAAGGGCAACAGCACTCTACCACCTACTTTGACTGTTGGTGTCATCAACAGGAAAAAATATGCCAAGAGAATACAGTTACTACCCAAGTTTTGATGGCAAGAAGGCACAGCCTGGAACGGAAAAGCTTGCTGATTTGTGTAAGCGTCGTTGGAAGACGAAGAACATCGGCATCTATTCCTTGAGGCTGATGAAAAATGACAAGACTGCTGGCAAGAAAATTGGCGACCCAGGTATGGAAAAGTACCTATCGGTTCACGCCACTGGCGCAGCCTTAGACTGCCAATACCCTGACGAAAAAGTTGCTCGTGAAATGTGGGACTGGTTGCTGAAGTATTCCGAAGAACTAGAGATTGAAGAAATCCATTGGTACGCCTTCGGTGACTATGGTGCTGGATACAGGTGTAGCCGTGGGCCAGGGAAATCGGGGGTCAAAATTTTTAGTAAGGATGACAATGCCGGTTCGTATCAGGGTTCACCTTCGTGGTTGCATATCGAAATTTCTCCTGCTATGGCCAAGGATGCTGCCAAGTTCGAAGCAGCCTGGCGAGCCTTACCTAAGCCTGAATGAAACGTGCAGTAATGTTCGCCCTTATTCTGTTCGGTTGTATTGGTGCCAGTTCAATAGCGATTCTGTTATCAGTATGGATTGAAGCTGTCAAGATTAGTAACAGGAAAAGTCAATGACTGTTGCGCAGTGGATTATTACAGTTGGCGCAACCATTGGTGCGCTCGGAATCATCTACCGAAGTGTTATACATCCGGTGTTCAAATGGGCGCAACGCCTAGAAAAAACAATGTCATTCGTAGAACAACAAATGCTCCCCAACGGTGGCTCATCCCTACGTGATTCGGTCAACAGAATTGAAGCACGTTTAACTCTTGTAGAGGAACACATCACCACTCCACGATGATAATGTGACAAGTCCTATGACACTCACAGACCTTCTTCTCATCCGTAATTTCCTTTCAAAAGTAGTAGTTCGAGGTGTTGAAGAAGACCAACTTCTTAATCTCGTGGCACGAATAGATGCCCTACTTGAACAGCCTCGACAGGTATCAGCCGCCTAGTAATATCAGGATATGGTCGCAATCAAAAACCTGTATACCTGTCCTAACTGTGGAGAAGTATGGCCTATCAGCCAAGGCAAATGGTGCCACGATTGTCGCGTAGAAGGAGAACACCTTGACGAACGAACAGACGACTGAACTAGAACCACCACCATACCCAGTAGCTCTTGTCTATTGGGCTGACGCTTGTGGGGGCGACCCAGGTTGGCTAACCCTTGACGACGTAGATGACGACGGCGAAACACTTGTCCAATCAGTAGGTTTCCTAGTACCCACAGGCGATGCCGGAGCGAAGAAAGACCACATCACACTGCTCCAAACCTTCCACGACGGCGACGGAATAAACCTGTTTTATATCCCTGTCGGAATGATGCGTAAAATAATCTTGATGAACAGTTGACAAAGACACACCCTGCGTGTACTCTGACCAATAGTTAAACAACAAGAAAGGGGAAACGCAATGGGATACCAGCGTTACCGAATACCAAAAGAACCACACGGCTCACAAGCTTGGCTCAACCAAAGATATATGGATGACCAAGGCAACCGTCGAATCTCTGCATCAGCAGCAGGCGCAATCTACGGTGTGCATCCGTTCGTAAAGCAAGACCAGTACGCCGCAGAACTACTGTCCGGTGTAGCACCAACACCTATCCAGCCGAACGCTGCAATGGAAACAGGCAATCGTCTTGAAGACACCATCATCCAATGGGCAGGCGACAGACTTGGTGTGAAGTTTGAAACACCAGACGAACTGTTCTGCTACGACGACGACAATGGATGCCATCTTATCTCAACACTTGACGGTTGGAACGAAGAAACAAAACACATTCTTGAAGTGAAAACAACAAGCCGTGAATTTTCAGGCACACTTCCTGACTATTGGCGTATCCAAGGATTACAGCAAGCCATCTGTTCCGGTGCAGAACGAGTGACGTGGGCCGTGTTTGACAACACACTTCGCTTGACACTCGTTGAACAAAACTTGACCGACGATGAAATGGCTGAACATATCGAGTCATCAGCGAAATGGTTGAACGCCATTGAACTAGGAATGGACCCACCAGGGGTTGTATACAGTTACGAAACAATCACCACTCGCTACCAGCAAACCCAATCAGAAGCGATTGAGATACCTGAATCAGCAGCCGATTTGATTACTCGATTGAAGCACGTCAAATCAGAACTGGCATCATACAAAGCGTTAGAAGACCAGTTGAAAGCAGAACTGTGCGACCTCATCGGCCCTAACGAAACAGCCACCATCAACGGTGCTGTCGTAGCAACGTGGAAGGGATACAAGCGTGACTGGTTTGATTCCAAACGCTTCCAAGCAGAAAACCCTGACACATACGCACAGTACGTTAAGGCTTCATCAAGCAGAACATTGCGTCTAAAAGGAGAATGACAATGGAATACACAACAGACATCAACAAAATAACGAGCATCCAAAACCTCAAATACAACACACCTAGAAAGGTAATACCAGTGGAAACACAAAACAAAGAAAAAGAGCTACGCAAAGTAATGACAGACTTTGCTGTACCGGACCCCAAGATTGTTGGCAAACTACCCAAAGGTGGAATCCAACTTGACTTCGTAGGACACGCAGACATTACACGCATCCTCATTGAAGTAGACCCATACTGGTCGTGGGAACCTTGCGGCTGGAACAATGGTCGCCCTGCCATCCACATTGAGAACGGCATCGCAACAATGTGGGGATGGCTCACCATCCACGGCAAAGAAATGCTCGGAGTTGGTTCAGTCAAAGCAGACAAGATGGAACTAGACAAAGAACTTGTCGGTGACTTCCTACGTAACGCCTCGATGCGTTTCGGTATCGCCCTGTCACTGTGGACTAAGCAGGAATGGGAAGACCTTGGTGGCAAACCAGCACCACAGAAACAAACAGGTCAAATGGCCAAACCAAAACCAGCCAGCGCACCAGCACCCAAGCCAGAGCCAACAGAAGAAGATGACGCTGACGGTCCACTCACAGCAGACCAAGTAGAAGCGTTCAACAAAGCTTGCAACAAAGAAGGCATCTCACCTGTGACTGTCTACAAAGTAGCCAAAGTAAAGTTTGGGTTCGGCAAACAATCCGACCTTGCCGCACTGCGCGTCGCCTTCAAAGAAGCCATCGCTAACGCATCAAAGCCAGAGGAGGACTGATGCCTGCGAAAAGAACCATAGACACAACCAGCAACACACCAGGAACATTCTTCTTGGGTGTCCGGTTGTCACCAACACAACTAGAACAACTCACGAAACTGGCAGAGGACAAAAACCTTTCACGGTCTGCTGTCGTGCGTGAACTAATCAGAAAGGCCGCCAACAATGTCGCCTGGTAAACAACGAGGAACATCATTTGAAACCCTCATCGTTCGATACCTGCAAACCGTTGGGTTCCCATATGCCGAGAGGCGAGCGTTACACGGCAACCTTGACAAAGGTGACGTAACAGGATGTGGGCCGTTAGTGTTTGAATGTAAAGCTGCTAAACGGTTTGAACTGTCAGCTTGGCTACAAGAAACAGAAACAGAACGCATCAACGCCAACGCCGACTATGGGGTTCTTGTTGTGAAACGCCAAGGTCACGGCACAGGTAGCGAACAGTACGCCATTATGAGGTTTGAAGATATGGCGAAACTATTGAAGCAGGCAGGTTACTAATGGAACACCCATCATCTTGTTTCTGTGACGAATGTTTATGGCCGACAATGGCTCATATGAAAGAACTATCTAAAACATTGTTTGAATGTTTGATGAACCGGATATACAACACCAGCGATTTTGACAGGCTTGGTCCTCCGTCAGAACGTGAACGAAAAATCATTGACCAATATCTAGAAATCCAAGGGGAACTAAATGGCACCGAGAATAATACCAACTGAACACGGCATCGATATGTACCGTAAAATGAAATGCCGATGCGATGTATGTCGTAACGCGGCACGAGATATGAGAGCGAAGTATCGCCCTGTATCAGACTCTAAAAAGATACGGCTAGACCCTCAACCTTTGATTGACAAGCTCATCGCTACCAACCAACTGTATGAGATTCACCAAAGCAAATGGCAAGGGTGGCTTGAAAAAGGTATCGACATTTACTGGGCTGACTTTTGGTGTATCAAATTTGGGTATCACCCAGTAGAAATTTTCGGTAACGCTTTTTACCAAGGATGTTTCGATGAAGAAAGGGCAGCATAATGAGCGACGATTACAGGTCTAACGATTTGCAGATTAGTTTGGAACGAACAACTGAGGAGTTGAACCGTTTGAAACGGAAATCTGATGAGCAGTTCCGGCGTTATCTTGATTTGATGGATGACCGTGACAACTGGAAAGAGATGGCGAAAGAGCTTTCTGTTTATGCCCAGAAGCACGACCACGATTATTTCAGAACGTGCGATGTATGTCGTTTGCTAACCAAGTTTGTGGGGATGCAACGCCGTGGGTGATTTCATTGTTCAAATTATTATGTTGGGTGCCGTATTTTTGTGCGGCGTTTTGATAGGAGAGAAATTCAAATGACTGATAAACAAGAGTTGCCATTGCGCTGTATTTGTGGCTACCAAAACAAAATCAACAAACTGAAATCAGATTTGGAGATAGCAGAACGCCGGTTGAAAGAACTTGGCAACAATCTTCAACACGCACTGAACGACAATTACGAGTTGAGAAACAGATTGGGCAGACCCAATGGCGATAGGTAGCCAACCGGAAGTCGGCACCACCTTCGCTATGTGGAAAGATATGACTGAACAAGACAGGCAAGCCTGGTTCACCCACATCAGAACCAACTGGCAGCCCTACCTGATGGCAGGGTACGCCACATTGATACACAACAAAGACAATCCCTACTACAAGGAGCGATGATGGAGATAGGTGGATACAACCCTAAGTTTGATTTCCAAACCGACCTGGCTTACGGCCACGAAGGGGAAGCTCAACTGATTGATTTCTTCAACGCTCTGAACAGGGCTACGGTGGAAGTCAAGGCCGATAGGTACCGTAACGGCAGGATGGCTGTCGAGACGCAGCAGAAGCCGTCTGGTGGGGTCTGGAAGGACTCTGGCATCAACGTCACAGAGGCAGAATGGTGGGCATACAGGTTCGCACCTGAATCCTTCGTACTCGTATCCGTTCAACGCTTGAAGAACTTTCTTCGACACAACTACGACAGACTAGAAAAAAGAAATTTCGCCCCCGATTCAGACAATCCGGCAAAGGGATTCCTCCTATTTCCCCATCACGTACAAGACCTACAAACAAACGAATTGTACGACTGACTGCTAGACTCTTTTTCGCGTAGAGAAATGGGAACGCAAGCCAACCCAACAAGGAGGCACTATGCACAAAATCATATTCACCGTTGGATTAGCCGTGTCACTGGCACTAACACCAGCAACAGCACACGCTAAAAATGACAACAGCCACAAGGAATATCGTGGGGTACTTCCAGACGCTTATTACCAGGCACTTGGAACCTGTGAGACGGGGCTACCTGGCACGAACGAACCGAACTGGAAGCACTCGACTCGCTCGTACACAGGTGGCCTAGGGATTCATCGCTCAACTTTTCGCAGGTGGAGTAATCATTCATCTGCCAAAGGTATGACCCCACGTGAACAAGTCAGAGTGGCCGACGCAATAGCGTTCAAGTCCCACATCGAACCTGATGGTACTAAAATTTGGAGAGTGGGTCCGTGGGGATGGGGCTGCCTGAAGGCACGTAAATCCATCCAGCGATACATCTGCCAATCACGCCACCCCCTAGTACAAAAATGGAAACGACATTGCGCTTGACTAAGACACACCCAGGGTATACTCTGAACCCAATGAAGGGCATATCGCTACGACAAGACTGGCACTGCGCCCGATGCGGCATCACAGTAACCACCTATGTATCGCTAAAAGCACCACCATCGCATCGCTGTCAAAAAGCTGCGAACCAAACCAAACACCTAACACCCTCGGAAGGGGAAACCAATGACAAGTAACAACATCACAATCCACGGCAAACTCGGCAAAGAACCAGACCTACGATTCACCAACGGAGGAATGGCCGTACTTGAATTTTCAGTAGCCACAACATCCGGCAAAGACGACAAAAAGAAAACCACCTGGTTCGAAGTCAAAGTATTCGGAAGCCTCGCAGAAAACGTAGCAAACACCCTCACCAAAGGCGACAACATCATCGTCGTAGGGCGTATGGAAACCGACGAATACACCAAGAAAGACGGCACAAAAGGCAAGTTCACCTCGCTAGTAGCTGACGAAGTAGGCGCATCGTGCCGTTGGAACTCGTGGGTCAAAGACCAAACAGGTCAAACAATGGCTAAGGTCGGCACAATCGGTAAGCCAATGCCAGTGTTAGCAGACGAAGAACCGTTCTAATATGACGTTCGATGAATGGGTGGCCTACGGCATACAACAAAACTGGTGTGGGCCACCCGTATGCGAAACCCACGACGGCATACCAATGTCCGCCGCCGAAGAAACAGATATGTACGACAACGGCGACGACGTGTGCATCCACATAGTCCGTTTGTATTCCGCACCAGAACATCGCCTAATGGTCGAAGACAATCATTCACCATCACAGTGGCGCAATGACTACGGCGTATGAACCCTGGCCATACACAAGTGCTGACCCATTCTGTACGCACTG